TTAGCGCGGCTCACTGCCGTTTTCCACATCAATCATATTATCGGTCAAGACGCGGAGCATGGGGACCGTCTTTTCCAAATGCTCCATTGTCGAATTAATGCGCTTCTGTGCATTGGGCACATTATTTTTAGGCACAATATCGGCAGATGAAAGAAGTATATACATATCAAGAAGCATCATACTTTGAGTTGTCAGGACGCTTCTGATTAAATCCAAGTCTCTAATAGCCGGAGATGGGGCATCATGTTCCATAATATCAATCCTGAATTCCGTATTTATTATGACATTGCCTGTAGTCTGTAGGCGACGCGGCCTATTACCGTGATTGTGCTGTCACCGTCTGGTTTTCCCCAGCGCACGCGGGATATATCCGTGAAAAATGGCGGATAAAGCGGGTTATCCGAGGCGATGCGGACCTTGCCGTCTGGCTCGGCTGATACGCGCTTGACCAGCAGGCCGCCGTTTACGACCAGGACATGAACGCCATCAAGAATACGCTGCTGGCGGGTATCAACTACGAGACGGTCACCAGCCCGTAGGGCAGGCTCCATGCTATCGCCACGGGTTTCCAGCATGATGGCGCGGTTGGGCTCAAGCCCCAAGTCCTGCCGCAAGAAACGCTTAGAAATAGCGACTTTCTCGGGATTTTCTGCCTCATCGGCGCATAGGCCGAAACCTGCGGAGGCTGCGATATTATAATAGTCGATGTAAGCAAGATCATCCGGCGTGGTGGCGATAGTGCTCTGCACCTCAAGCGGGCGGTCTTTCTGTTCAAGATCACCGAACATGAGCCATTGCAAGCCCACGCCGCATGCTTCGGCTATTTTCTTGGCCACTCCAAATTTCCATTCGGCCCCGTTCATATAGGAGCTGAGAGTGGATACGGCGATACCGCTAGCGCCAGCAACCTGCGCATTCCCGCCAGCGTTTTCCACAGCATTTTTCAGACGTAAAAAGCGGGCATCTTCTTTCATGTTGGAAGGCGCTTCTTGAAAATCAGACATAAAAAGGATTTTCCCGAAGATAACCTACGGAAATCTGCGGAGAACATGACATTTCCACAGGATATCCACAGCAAAAAACATGAAACGACCGATTTTCCGTTGACCGCCTTCCGAAAAATACTATCTTCAAGGCACACCTCGCGACGAAAGACAGCGGCGTAAAGTCGCTGAAATGGGGTTGAAGAAAGGGGCGGCTGGCACCGCCCCGAATCTCAGGAGCTATATATATGGCACAGAAGCCGAGAGGAATGCACGCTGAGGACATCAAGGCGGAAATTCGGAAGCGATACGGTTCGCTTGCGAAGTTCTCCACCATGATTGGCCGTGACAGCCGTGCTGTGAGCAAGACCATCGGGACCGTGGGTTACTCGGTTCCGATTGAGCGCGAGATTGCCAAGGTGCTGGGGCGTGAGCCGCAGAATATCTGGCCGGGGCGCTATCATCATGATGGGTCTCCTGTTTCCATGACCGTTATCAGGACACCTACCGCCCTGCCGTGTGACGCGCACCGTCAAAACGGAGTGGCGGCATGAACATCGAACAGATACCCGTAGCCGACATCGAGGTCGGGGAACGTCTGCGGGCAGTCGATCCTGACTGGGCGGCGCTGATCGCTGCGTCCATGCAGGAGAATGGCCAGCGGGCACCGATTGAGGTGCGCAAGGTTGGCAAGTCGGGAAAGTATGCGCTGATTTCGGGCGGCCACCGTCTGGCCGCAATGAAAATGGCTGGCATTGACCATGCTGCCGCCATCATCGTGAAGGCTTCCGATCTTGAAGCAAAACTGCTGGAAATTGACGAAAACCTGTGCCGTCGGGAGTTAAGCCCGCTGGATAAGGCCACATTTCTGGCCGAACGCAAGACGGTTTATGAAGAACTGCACCCGGAAACGAAGCACGGTGGAGACCGGAAGTCGGATCAAGTGGACAAGCTTGTCCACTTGATCCCGTCCTTCACGGAAGCCACGGCAGAGAAGCTGGGAATGGACGCCCGCAGCATTCGTCGCTCCGTAACGCGCTTCACGCACATCATGCCTGATGTCCGAGAAAAAATCACGGGCACATGGCTGGCAGATAGCGGCGCGCAGCTTGATGAACTGGCCAAGCAGGAACCGGACATGCAGCGCCAGATTGCGGATTTCGTGACCCAGTGGCCGGGTGTGCGGAAGGTGTCCGAGATCGTGCGCCAGCTTGCCGGTCGTCCCAAACCTACCCCGCCGGGCGTGATTGAGAAGGTCGTGGGCATCTGGCGCAAGGCGTCTCCTGCGGAGCGCAAGCAGATCATTGAGTTCTTCGCGCCGCACCTTCCCGGTTATCAGCCAGAAGAAAGGGCCGCAGCATGACCCGGAATGCACCCGAACAGCTTTCCCCGCTGGACTGGGTTCCGCCCAACCCGGTGGTGCGGTTTGACCCGCGCCTGATCCGCGCCAACCAGTTCACGTCCCGCCTGTCGCGCGCCATTTCCGTGTCGCTGGAAACCTGCGGGCGGTCGCGGGAGCAGATCGCGGCGGAAATGTCCGCGATGCTGGAAAAGCCGATCAGCATCAACATGCTGAATGCCTATGCCAGCGTGCAGCGTGAGGGTCACCAGATCAGCGTGCCCCGGTTTGATGCTCTGGTTTCCGCAACGCGGGACCGGCGGCTGCTGGAATTTATGGCAGAGCCGCTGGGATGGGCCGTGATTGAGCGGCGCTATCTGCCCGCAATCGAACTGGCGGCGGTTTCTGAACATAAGAAAGAATTGACGCGGCGGGAAAATGCCCTGCGTCGGCAGGCTATGCATGGGGGGAACTGGTAATGAGCAAGAAAACATTCAAGGTCGTCTACAAAAATACCGGAACGATTGAAAATCAGGAAAAGACGCTGGAAATCGGCGATCTGGCCATCATCAAAGGGAGACACGACCCGTATGTCATGGGTGGTGTCTCCGAACAGGATGGGTCCGTTACTATTGGTGCGGAAGAGTTCAGTTTTCTTGCGCAGCTTGCGCTATTCGCGCTGCAATCTCCCGGCGAATCAGCGCCTTCACATCAAGAAGTGAATTCTTGGCTGGAAGGTTATCGAGCAGGAACTTCACGTGTCCGGAAAGCTCGTTCCCGCCCCCTATCTCCCGACACGCAAAGTCAGCAGTAACTTCAAAGCTGAAATGGAGTTCTTTGATGACTACGTTATCAATCTCGATACGCGGTGTTTCGTCATCATCTGAATACAGGTCTTCGGACATTCTTTCCTCCTTGCATATGGAAGAAGGGATGGTGACGCAGAATGTGCGAGTCTGGCAATTTGCTGGCAGGACCGCTGATTTCCGGCAGGTGGTGTGATGGCGGGAATTGCACAGCAGCACTGGTTTTCGCCTGCGGAACTGGCAGCGATGGCGCTGCCTGCCTTACCCGCAACTACGCAAGGCATATTGAAATTTGCGAAGGGCAATGCGTGGCTTTCTCCTGATGTTGAGGGGGTGTCATGGCGCAATCGAGAAGGCCGCGGCGGTGGATACGAATTCACCATGTATTCCCTCCCGCTGCCCGCGCAGGCCGCGCTGGTCATGCGGATGCAGGCTGCCGATCCGGTGGCGCAGAAGCCAGATGAAGACCGCACCCGGCGCGAGCGCGAAGACCTGTGGTGGCGTTTTGACGCCATGCCGGAAAAGCGGAAAGCGGAAGCCCGGCGCGCATACCAGATACTGGATGCGGTGGAGGTGCTGATCCAGAACGGCGTGCGCAAGAATTACGCCATCATCCAGATTGCGGCGCTGCGGGGCGTGGGCACGACCACGATATACAACTGGTATCGCGACGTGCGCGGCCTGAACCGGTGTGACTGGCTGGCTGCGCTGGCCCCGCACTACGCCACGGCCAAACCACGCACGGAATGCCCGCGTGAGGCGTGGGACATCCTGAAGGCGGACTATCTGCGCCTGTCCGGCCCGACATTCAATGACTGCTACCGGCGCTTGCAGGACAAAGCGAAGGAGAAAGGCTGGAAATTACCGTCCACCAAGACCCTGAAACGGCGTATGGACGCGCTTGGGCCGGAACTGCTGACCCTGTGCCGCAAGGGCGAAGAAGCCCTGCGCCGCATGTATCCGGCGCAGGAGCGTGACCGCTCCATGTTCCATGCGCTGGAAGCCGTGAATGCGGACGGTCACCGCTTTGACGTGTTCGTCCAGTGGCCCGGTTATGAGAAGCCTGTAAGGCCCGTCTTGATCGGCTTTCAGGATCTGTACAGTGGCATGATCCTGTCATGGCGGCTGGACATTTCCGAGAACAAGGAAATGGTCCGTCTGGCTTTTGGCGACATGGTGGGATGCTATGGTATTCCGGCACATTGCTGGCTGGATAACGGACGAAACTTTGCCAGTAAATGGCTGACGGGCGGTGTGGAGAACCGCTACCGGTTCAAGCTGCGCGACGATGAACCGCAGGGGATCATGCCACAGCTTGGCGTGCAGGTTCACTGGACCAATCCCTATAGCGGGCAGTCCAAGCCCATCGAACGCGCCTGGCGCGATCTGGCGGGCGGCCTGTCAAAACATCCGCTGTTCGAGGGGGCCTATACCGGCAACAACCCGGTGAACAAGCCGGAGAACTACGGCAGCAAGGCCGTGCCTCTGGACGTGTTCATCAAGGTGGTGTCCGAAGGCATCCGCGAACATAACGAGCGGATAGGCCGCGCGTCGCGGGTCTGTGGCGGCAAGCGTAGCTTCCAGCAGGCATTTGCAGAGTCCTATGCCACCGCCCCCATCACCAAGGCCACGCCGGAACAGCGTCGGCTGTGGCTGCTGGCGGCGGAAGCCATCCGGGCGGATAAGACCACAGGGGAATTCAAGCTGGAAGGCAACCGCTTCTGGGCCGAAGAACTGACCGCGTTGCGCGGGCAACAGCTTGTGGTGCGGTTTGACCCGCAGGCGTTGCAGGGATCGGTGTTCGTTTACCGCCTGGACGGCACGTTCGTGTGTGAAGCGCCGTGCCTCGCTGCGGCAGGCTTTGCCGACAAGAGCGCTGCCCAGTCCCACAACCGGGCGCGCAAGGCGTGGATCAAGGCGCAGAAAGATATGGAAAAGGCACAGAACCGCATGTCCATCGCGGAATTGCAGGACATTTACGCCCCCGATCCCGATGCGGCGGAAGAAGAACCGATGGAGGCCAGGGTGGTGCGTCCGTTCCGCCCTGCCGCCGCCACGTCCGGCAATGCTGCCATCGCCATCCAGCCGGATGAAGAAGAAGACGACTATCTGGTGCGGGCCATGGAAATGGAACGATCCGAACGGCCCGGCCTACGCCTTGTTGATCCGGACGAATACTGACCGTCCGCAAGAACTAACCGCCTAATACAACAGAAAAGAAAACGGAACGATGGTTAAAGAAACCACGAACGCCCCAGCCATGCCTGACGCCAACAGCTTGCGCAACCGCGCGCGCCTGGCACAGGAACAGCAGGGCCTGTCCAATCGGCAGGCATCCGACGCCATGGGCATTGCCTACACGACCTACAGCGCGTGGCTGAACAACAGCTACGCAGGCAATAACGATCGCATTGATGAAGCCGTAGAGAAATGGCTGAAATCTCTGGACGTGAAACGGCAGGAACGCGAACTGACCCCCATCATTCCGGGGTTCATCATGACCGCAACGGCATCGCGCATCTTCGCCATGCTGGATGGCGCACGGTTCGGGCCGGACATGGCCATGATCGCGGGGGATGCTGGCGTGGGCAAAACGGTGGCCCTGAACGCCTACCAGCGCCGGAACAACAATGTGTGGATGGTCACGGCCCGACCGGCCATGCGTTCCCCCACCGCGATCCTGACGCGCATTGCCAAGGAACTGGGGCTGCGTGAGCGCGGGAACGGCCTGGACGAAGCCATCATCGAACGCCTGACCGATACCGGCGGTCTGCTGATCGTGGATGAAGCCCATCACCTGAGCATTCAGGCGCTGGAAGAAATCCGGTCCCTGCACGATCTGGCGGAAATCGGCGTCGTGATCGCGGGCAATGCCCCGCTGAACGACAAGATCGACGGTCTGGGCCGCAGCAAGGAACACGCGCAGCTATTCAGCCGCATCGGCCTGCGCCGCTACATCCAGCGCCCGCTGGAACGCGACATGTGCGCCATCATTGCGGAATGGAACATTCAGGACGACGACGTGAAGGTCTCCGCCAAAGGGATCGCACAGAAGCCCGGTGGCCTGCGCTCCATGAGCAAAGTTTTGCGCAATGCCATGCGCATGGCCCGCATCGCCGGAAACGACAACATCACCACAGACGACATGAAACGCGCCTGGGCGGAACATATGACCGGCGAACTGCCTAAGTTCCGGCGCGTGGGAGGCTGACAATGCCAGACAACAATGAAACCGTAGCCGGATACCTGCTTCCAGCCACCATTACGGCGGAGCAGATCAAAAATGCCTGCGCGGCCAATGGCTACAGCATGATGTTCGTGGCAACGGACGAAAACCCGGAGCGCATGCTCATGCACATCATAACGGCGCTGGGGCATCCTGTTTTCCGGGGCCTGCGCGTGGATACGGCCGCACAAATCCGGGCTATCAGCGGCGCTGCCGAACTGGATTGCTGCGCTTTCAATCCATCGGTTGTCCGGGATGATGAATGGACCGACGTGGTCTGCCGCAGCGATATGGATAATGCCCGCGCCGGTGATCTGGCGACGATCCAGAATACGGACCGTCAGTGCGCAGCCCTGCGCCAGACCGTCATTCGCCTGACCACGGCGCTGGCGCAAATCAGCAACGCACCACCCACCATTTACGATGCCCGCAATTTCCGCGCGATTGCGCGTGATGCCCTGTTCGTGGGGGAGAAATGAACATGCATACTGCAATCCATCATTCCGTTCAGGACCATGTTCGGAACATTGCCCCGGTCATTGCCCCCATCGCCGTCATGGATGCCCTGCATGATGTCACGACCGGCACGCCGCTGGACCAGCCGGACCGTTTTGATGCGCTTTACCGCGATCTTATGGACCTTCTGGACGGCTTCCACCCGCAGGCCACCATCGACGAATGCCTGATGGTGGTGGGGCACCCCATGAACCAGATCGCGGGCCGTGAAGAACGTCGCGACGCCATGACCCGCTTCTTTGAAATGCTGATCCCGACACATCTGACTGTCAGTGAAATCCTCACCGGTCTGGAGACCCGCGCATGACCCACATGACCCCGCTGGCGCAACTGCGTCACAGCACTCACTCCATGCGGGAAGCCGCGACCCGCATGCGGGAAATTAAAGACCCGCGCACCCTGACCGCCGCTGATTTCCGTGATCTGGGCGACTGGCTCATGCGACAGGTGATCGAGATTGACGGGGCCATCGGCACCGCTGCCCTTGCCGGACACCTGCCGCACCTGGGAAACGTCGTGATCGAGGGCGAATGCCGGGAGATCGGGGCATGAGCGACGGATATACAGCCATTACTGGCAACAGCCTGACCACGACCGCAGCCGTTACCATCGACTATATTGAGCAGGGTCATGAAAAGTGGGACGGAAAAGGGCCGAACGACCTGATAGATGCGATCCACAAGGCGCTGTCTGATGCAGCAGATGCTGCCAATTCCGGGAATTTTCAGGCATGCAGTTATCAGACGATGCGCGCAGCGGCATATGCGCTGCTTCTGGCAACGGTAACGTGCGCCGTAGCCGACCAGTCCGCGCCATCGGCGGTTCACTGATATGACCTGCACTGCATATTGCAGCAGGGATGGGGTCATCGGCATTGCCGATGGCCTCCACTTCCCCGATGCCTGCCTGCCCATTGCCACCGGATCGCGCGGGCATCTGACCTTTCAGATTGTGGAACTGGGCGAGCGCACGCGCAAGGGCCGTGCCTTCCGCGTGCCAGGCGTAACAGGCCGCGAGCGCGACCATGTGGCCTACACCGCCGTCCAGACCTTCGCCGCCACCATCCTGACCCGCAACGCCAGCCTGCGCCGCTGGCCCATCACCACAAACCGCAAGGAAGTCCGCTCATGAACGCCACCACACGCATCGCCCAGGCAGAACAGCAACCACTGCCGGATATGCTGGAAAACCCCCATGGCCAGATGATCCCGACGGCCCGCATCCGTGATGACATCGTGTTCCGTCACCAGACGGCAACGGCCCTGATCGCGGGCGCACAGGCCCTGCATGAGGCAATGCGCACCCGCAAGGAACAGTTCTTTGCTGACGTGGACGCCTTTATTGACCTGACGCTGGAACGCTACAACGCCCGCCTGGGCGGCAGGCGCGGCGGCATCGTGATCACCAATTTTGGTGAGACCATGAAAATCGAGGTCTCGACCGCCGATTACCTGCGGGTGAACGAGGCCATTACCGCCGCCCAGGCATTGATGAACGAGGTTTTGGAGGACGTGGGCGAAGGCGCGAACGAAGATGTGCGCGCCTTGCTTGCTAACGCTTTCGTGCGCGATGAAAAAACCGGCAGGCTGAACATCCAGCGCCTTCAGGAAACCCGCCGCGTCAAATTATCGCATCCCAAATGGCCGGACGTGCAGGCCGCCATTGCTGATTCCCTGGAATGGGCCGGGTCGCGCCGTTATGTCCGATTTCATGTGCGCCAGGACACGAATGCGCGGCGGGAACAGATCAACCTCAATTTTTCTTCGCTGTGAGGATCTGATGATCCAACTGACAGATGAAGAAATTGATCGGCTAGGGCTGCTGCCGTGCCCCTTTTGTGGGAGCAGGGCAGAAATTGAATGGTGGCACGGTGGTGCGCCAACAAAACAGATGGTCTCGTGTGGCGGCAATTCAAATGATGAACTGGTGTGTGAAGTATCGCCAATGGTAACGGGAGAAACTCCCGAAGAGGCTGCTGAACATTGGAACCGCCGCCATACAGAGCGGTCGGCACGAGTATGAATAATGCATGGCCCATAATCTGGACGTTTGCAGCCCTGCTGCTTCTGACCTGGAGCGTGCTGCATTTCTGCCTGTTGCACGACCCCAATTTCGATGACCCCGTTTACGCCAACTGCATAAGGGGGCTGCATAGCCCCCACGACTGCGAACTGCACATCCTCGACAAGCAGGCTGCCCGCAACAGGGCGCGGCAGATCGCGCAATCAGATACAGGGAGTAAGTAAATGCCCAGAACTGACCCGCAGCGCGGCGCGATCTACGCCAAGCTGCACATCGCCCGCAAGGAATTGCACCTGACGGATGAAACCTACCGCGACATCCTGCACCGCATTACCGGCAAATCCAGTGCAAAGGACGCCACGACGCCCGCGCTGGAACGGGTTCTGGCCCATTTCCGCACGCTGGGCTGGAAGCCTAAGAAAGGCAGCCTGTCCAGCAGCGACAGGCCGTATGTCCGCATGATCTACGCGATCTGGAAGGACATGGCCCCGCTGCTGGCCAGCGGGGGCACGCGCGAAGCCCTGCGCGCCTACGTCCAGCGGCAGACCGTGACGCCGGACCGTCCCGGCGGCATCAGCGCCCCCGAATTCCTGGACGGCATGCAGGGGCGGAAAGTGATTGAAGGGTTGAAACGTTGGAAAGCGCGGCTTGAGAGGAGCGTAAAATGATGACACCTACCTCCCGAACGAATGCGTCGATAACGACCATAGCCGTTACATTCACCGTAGCGGCCCTTGTCAGTCACAATTTTACGCTGATGCTGTGCGCAATGCTCATAAGCCTGATCGCGATGATTCTCATATTCGGACTGCGGTTCTATTGATAACCGCACCTGCCGCCATTACAGAAACCGCCCCTATCCGGGGCGGTTTTTTCGTTTACAGACAATACTGGATGCCTGTTTATAAAAGGGACGATTTCGCTTAATGATTACTGATGATGATCTGAACGCCCTGCGTGGCAAAATCCGTTCCCTTGTCCGCCAGTCTGTAATTGCCGGACGGCATGCTACCAGCGGCGAGGACGCGGCGCGCATTCAGGACCAGATGGTGGCGGCAAGTGAAAGCACGATCATGCTGGATATTGTCGCCCTGCTGGCAAGATATGATGGTAAAGAAGCGAGATGAACATTCAGCCGCCCGCACAGATTGACTGGATTGTTGCCGATGTCGGGGAAGACATGGCGCTGTCTTTTGTTGAAAGCGCCTGTGGGCGGCGTCTGTGGGTGCCCAGGAAATGGGAAGGCTCCGACCTTGCCATGACATACGGGAATGATGTCGCCCGCTGTCTGGTCAACCATTTTGGTGGCGAATACATCAAGATACCGATCTGTCGCGCCTGGCGCATCCAGATGTATCGGATGATGGGCCTGTGCGTTGATGATATTGCCAACCGCGTGGGTGCTGACCGGTCATGGGTCAGCAAGGTGCTGAGTCGCGGCCCCTATATTCCACCGCCCCGACGCCTGAATTACCGCAATGATCCGGCGCAGATTTCCCTGATCTGACCATATGTCCGCCTGGGCGGACGTGATGCCCCTCGCGTGTCGCGCGTAACGTGGCGACATGCAGACCAACTTCCTCACAATCACAGATTTTACCCTTGGCGCAGAGGGTCTGTACCAATGTTGCAGAAGCGACGGCGGTAACTGGACCGGCGGCGCGCAGGGCCATGGGTTCCTGGTCGGTACCATGCGCGGCATTTCAGCGCCCACCATGGTGCGTTGGACGGGCGGAAGCCCCGCTGCCGTTACGGCCAAGGCCATGCAGTCCATCGACGTGCCGACCTTCCGCGCCATTGCCCGCGCCTTTTACTGGCGTCCGCTGAGCTGCGACCTGCTGCCCGCAGGCATTGACGCCATGGTGTTCGATTTCGGGTTCAACGCAGGCATCCGCATTGCGGCGCGCCAGTTGCAGGCTGCTATCGGCATGAAGGGTATGGCCCTTGATGGCGATATCGGACCCGCCACGATTTCCGCCGTGCTGGACGCTGTGGCGGCTCCGACGGGATCGCGCCTGATCGGGCTTCTGGCGGACATGCAGGCTGCCTATTACCGGAACTGCCGCCTGTTTCCGTCCTGTGGTGAAGGCTGGATTGACCGCACCATAGGCCGCGAGGCGCTGGCAAATGCGCTGGCGCAGAAAGCCGCAAAAACCGCCGCTGCCTGACCCCATACGGTCATGCGGGCGCGCATGGCCGTTTTTATTTCGGCGAGGACGCAGCGCCAATTTCGGGAAAATCCATGTCCATCAAATGGAGTGCGATCCTGCCGGGTATCTTTGCGGTCCTCGGCAATATCGGCAGCGCTGCTGCCGGTAACAAGATTTCCGCCTACAACACCGCCGCACAGACCGCCGTAAAGGCTGCCGTGACCAAGGTGGATGGCGGTATCGACAAGCTTCAGGCTGCTTTCACCAAGTGGGAAGACAGCAACGAGGTGGCGCAGGAAGCCATTTCCGGCACTGTCACGCTGCTGCGCGGCCTTGGCGTTACGGTCCCCGACCTCGACGTCGTGACCACGCATGTGAAGGCGGCCGTAGCTGACCTGTCCGGCATTCTGGTGCCGCAGGATACGACGGCGCAGGCCACCACCACGGCAGCAACCCCTGCCGCGACGGCCTGATCCATGCAGATGATGACCCCGGCCGCGCCAGGCGTGACGCCCACGCTGCTGATTGTCCTGGTGCTGGCCGGGGCCATCATCGCCCTGGGCTTCGTCGTGGTCGTATCGCGGCACCGCAATCTGGTTATCCGCCACGAGGCGCTGACGCAGGATGTCGGCACGCTCAAGGCGACCATGAGCACAATTTCCGCCCGGCTGACCGACATCAGCAAGGACGGAAAATACAATACCGAGCTTCTTTACACCATCATTCGCGGAACCTTTGAGTCCGCCAACGGGAAACAATCATGAGTGCCGAAAGTGCCCTGATCGAAGACCGCCGCCTGCGCATCCTGAAATCCCTTGAGGAAATGCAGGACCGCCGCCTGAACGAAGAAGTTCTGGTGCGTATGATTGCCGCCAGTGGTCGGTTTACCGATATCGACACCCTGCGCGCCGACCTGACATTCCTTCAGCATCAGGGCTGCGTTTCCATCGAGAAACTGCCCCGCATGCATGGCGACCTGTGGGTCGTGAACATGACCGATATCGGTGCGCGCGTGGCATCCGGCGTGCAGCGCCTGCACGGCGTGGCCCGGAACCTGATGTTCTGAACGATGAGCAGGCCATCCCGCATAGAGCGTGAAGACGAGGAAATCCGCGAGGAAATCGCGAAGGCCCGCGCGCACGGCATGACGATCGACGAAATCCTTGCCCTTCTGCGTGAAGGCTATGGCCGGGATTTCAGCCGGTCGGCAATGGGCCGACACTGCCAGAAGCTGGATAAGCTGGGGGCAAAGGCGCGGCAGTCGCGCATGGTAGCCGAAGCACTGGCGCGCCAGATGGGCGACGCAAGCGTGTCGCGCCACATGCGGGCCAATGTCGAGATGCTGCATGGCGTCATGCTCAACCTGTTCCTCGCGGCGGAAAGCCCGGATGGAACCGCCAGCAAGAAGGGTGCCGAAGCCCTGAATGGTGACCCCGAAGGGCTGATGTTCCTCGCCAAGACGCTGGACCACCTGGCTAAGGCCAGCAAGACGGACACGGAATTCGTCGCGAAAATCGAGGAACAGCACGAAGCGCGCCTGCGCAGGCAGGTTGAGCAGGCCGTCACCACCAATGCAAAACGGCAGGGCCTGTCTGCTGAAACCGTGGCGGCTATGCTGGATGGCGCATTCGGGGTGAAGAAATGACCGAAGCCACTGGCCGCCTGTTCCTGCAATATCAGTCCGCCACCATGGAGGCGGTCATGAACAACCGCGTGGTGGTGGTGGAGAAGTCCCGCCGCACCGGCCTGTCATGGGCGGCGTCGTTCATTGCCGACCTTGTGGCGGGCATGGACCCTGCCGCTGGCGGCATGGATGTGTTCTACATGGGCTATAATCTGGAAATGGCCCGCGAGTTCATTGATTACTGCGCGGAACACGCGACGATGCTTCAGGTGGTCGTGGGTTCGGTCAATGAATCGTTCTTCCGCGATCCGGGAAACCCTGAAAAGGACATCAAGGTTTTCCGCATGGACATGGGATCGGGCAGCAAGATACTGGCCCTGCCATCCGTGCCGCGCGCCCTGCGCGGCATGCAGGGGCTGGTTATCATTGATGAAGCAGCCTTTCATGATGATCTGGACGAACTGCTGAAGGCCGCCCTGGCACTGCTGATGTGGGGCGGCAAGGTGCTGATCATCAGCACGCATGACGGCGATACCAACCCGTTCAACACGCTGGTCCAGGACATCCGTGCTGGCCGCAATCCTTACCGCCTGCTGCGCATTACGTTCGATGACGCCCTGTGCGATGGCCTGTATCGCAAGATATGCCAGAAATCCGGGGAGGAATGGAGCGCGGAGAAAGAGGCAGCGTGGCGGCAGGAGATTGTCCAGTATTACGGTGATGACGCCGAAGAAGAGCTGTTCTGCATCCCGTCCCCCAGCACGGGCAGCGCGATCCCGCTGGCACTGATCGAGGCGCGGACCGTGGACAACATTCCCGTGGTCCGCTGGTCATGCAAGGCGGAATTTGCCCTCGCCCCCGAAGCGGTGCGCGCCAGCGAGACCCTGCGGTTCTGTGAAACCGATCTGCTGCCCCTGCTGGATGCGCTGGACCCGAAGACGCCCCATGTCTTTGGCGAGGATTTTGCCCGCTCCGGTGACCTGACCGTGATCTGGCCCATGGCGGTGGAACGCTCCCTGCTGCGGCGCACGCCCTTCATCGTGGAACTGCGCAACGTGCCGTTCGAACAGCAGAAACAGATCTTGTGGTTCATCATTGACCGCCTGCCGCGCCTGCGCGCGGGCAAGATGGATGCGACTGGAAACGGACAGTGGCTGGGTGAAGTCACAGTGCAACGATACGGCGGCCGGATCGAGGCGGTGAAGATGTCCGAAGGCTGGTATCGCGACAACATGCCCGCCTTCAGGGCAGCGTTCGAGGACGCGCGCATTACCGTCCCGGCCGACCGGGAAATCCACGATGATATCCGCGCCCTGAAGATGGTGCGCGGCGTGATCCGCGTGCCCGACCAGCGCGCGACCAGCAAGGATGGCAGCAAGCGCCATGGCGACGCTGCCGTGGCCGGTGCGCTGGCCTACGCCGCCAGCCGTGCGGACCCCGAGGCATACGGCTACCAGCCCGTGCGTTCGCCCCTGTCTTCCGGCGCGGGCGCGTCCAGCCCGGATCGCTGGCCGGTTGAGGATGAGATCGCGGCTGAACGCATGGGCATCCGCATGGCGAATTTCGGATTGAGAGGAAGTGTCCAGCTATGACCTATGCCCCATGGATTGCGGCAGGCGTGATTGTCATCATTGCCTTCATCGGCTTCCTGCTGATCCGAAGTGACGCCAAAAAGGCGCAGAAGGCGAAGGATGAGGCGACGGCCACGGCGGTCGCGCAGGATACCACCACGGTCGAGGTCGCCATGGCGCAGGCCGGGGTGGATGCCCCCACCACGGACAGCGCGCTCGATGCCCGGCTGGATGCGGGGACGGCATGACCGATCACGAGCGTCATTATCCCAGACTGTCGGACCTGTTGCCCAATGCCCTGGCATGCCCTCAAGACCCTCGCCCGCCCCGTGGCCCGCGCCTTGGCGGAGCGATACTGGCCCTTGCGGTTTCTGCCATGGTTGCTCTGGCCCTGGCGGGTTGTGCGCATCCTGCGATGCGTCCGGTCTGCATTCCTCTGAAAGCCTACTCAGCGACGGATGAGAAGGCTCTTGAAGCAGAACTGAAGGCGCATGCCGACATGCCGCTCACGCATGACGTGGCCCGTGACTGGCTGCGCATGCGCGACGAGGACCGGGTGTGTCTCAAGAAGGCCGGCGGCCGTGAATAATCCGTGGAATGATACGGCGCTGATCGCACTGGTCGAGATGGAAGTGCGGGAATTGATGGTTTCTAGCGTCTCCTGCGAATGCTGGGATGTCCCGATCCAGTTCCATCACGGCCACTACGAGATGTTCCATCCGTCCAAGACGTGTCCGACGGCCCGTATCTTTCTGGAAATGCACAGCCGCCGTGAACAGACTGGCGAGTGGGTGGCCGTGGCGGTCCAAAACCACATGCGTGACCTGCGGGCCGCGGCGCGATCATGAGCCGGACATCGCGCAAGGCACGGCGCATCGTGGCGGCTGTTGCCGTGGTTCCGCGCCGGTGCATCCAGCCCGATACAAGGCTGGACGGTCTTGGCCTGGACATGCTGGACCGCATGGAAATCGTGGTCGCGGCGGAACGCGCCACGGGTGGCTTCGTGCAGGGCGAAAACGACTGGGAGACGGTAGGCGACGTGATCGCCGCCTGCCGTGCTGCCGTGATCTATGGGGACTGCCAGCATGGCGCAGCTACTTGACCAGTATGGCCGCCCGGTAAAGGCACAGGCCCTGACGCGGGCAGTTGCGGGACCAACGCTGCTGGGGCAGCGTCCCGCCATCACCACCACGCCAATCGGGGGACTTACGCCTGCCACGCTGGGGGCGCTGCTGAATGCTGCCGATATGGGCGACAGCCTCGCGTGGATGGAGTGCGCGGAAGAACTGGAACGGCGTGACCTGCACTACCTTGGGGTGCTGAACACCCGCAAGCGCACCGTATCCCAGCTTCCCATTACCGTCTCCCCCGCCAGTAATGACCCGGCACATAAAAAGCATGCCGAATTCGTCAGTGACTGGCTGGACCGTGGCGTGCTGGAAGGGGCGCTGTTCGACATGATGGACGCGGTCGGCAAGGGCTGGTCCGTCCATGAAATCATCTGGCATGCCGAAGCGGGCAACTACTACCCCGAAGACCTGGTCTTTCGCCCGCAGCGGTTCTTTGAAGTGTCCTACCAGGACGGTGAAAGGATCATGCTGCGCGATGAGCCGAACAGCGTGGCGGCCCCCGCAGCGCCCGGTGGCATCGGGCAGGAAGGCTTTGCGGACCTTGATCCGGCAGCCTTTGTTATTCACCGCCATCCCTCCTGGTCGGGGCTGACCCTGCGCGCGGGCCTGACCCGTGCCGTGGCGTGGGCTGTCCTGGCGAAGATGTTCACCATGCGCGACTGGGGTGTATTCGTGCAGAATTACGGCCTGCCTGCCCGGATCGGGCGTTACGGGCCGGACGCATCCGAGGAAGACCGCAACGTCCTGTTCCAGGCCGTGACGGATTTTGGTGGCGCGCTGGCGGCACTCATGCCCAAGGGCATGGACTTCGAACTGGTGGAACCGAAGATGTCGGGCGGTCATGACCTGCACATGATCCGCGCGGAGTTCCTGAACAGCGAAATCAGCAAAGCAGTTTTGGGGCAGACCGGCACCACGGACAGCAAGCAGGGCGCGCACGCATCAGGCGCGATCCATCGCGAGGTGCAGGAAGACATCGAGCGCGCGGACGCGGGGCTGCTGTCCACCACCGTTGGCCAGCAGCTTGTCGACCGCATGGTCGCCTTCACGTTTGGCCCGCAGGCAGCCTATCCCCGACTGCGCATCGGACGGCCCGATGAAGTGCCACTGGATACGCTGATGAAGGTGGTGCAGTTTGCCGGGCCGCAGGGGCTGAAGTTCCCGGCGCAGCCGTTCTACGACCGTATGGGCATGGAAGCGCCGCAGGAAGGGGATGCCGTCTTCGGGCTGGTTGCCCAGCCACAGCCCATCCAGCCCGCGCACGTCCTGCCCGCCCAGGACAGACCGGCGCAGGACATGCCCCCGCGTGATCCAAACCCCACGACGGCCAGCCCGCAGGCGGACGACCAGCAGCAGATCACCCTGCATACGCGCGTGGGCAGGCTGCTGAGCCGCCATGTCCGCGCCAACGGACCGAACATCATCAGCCTGATGACCCAGAGCCTTGCGCGTGACGCCGAGGCCGGTCTTGCGCAGATGACGGATGCCGTGCGGGCCGAAGTGGAAAAGGCCGGCTCCGTGGATGACCTGGAAGAGAAACTGAAGGACATGGACCTGCCCAATGCCCAGTTCCAGCAGGCCATGCAGGTGGCGCTGATGGTGTCGGAACTGGCGGGCGAAGCCGAGGTGCTGGACGAAATGGCGCGCAATGGCTGACACGGCCGTCAGTGCCGCGAAGCTGCCGCCCCGTGATGCGCTGGCCTTCCTGCGCCAGAAAGTGCCCGTGCCCGCCGCGACATGGACCGATCTGTGGCATGAGGCCCACGACGTATCGTTCGCCGTGGCAGGCGCTACGTCAAAGGCTATCGCAAAGGATTTTCAGGATGCGGTGATCCGCACGATGGAAGCGGGCGGCACGCGGCGCGAGTTCCTGAAGGGATTCGATACTATCAAGAAGCGGTACGGGTGGGAGCATACCGGCACGCCGGGCTGGCGCGCGTCCATCATCTACGACACCAACATAACCACCGCCTATTCCGCCGGACGCTACCGGCGCATGACCACGCCGGAATCGCTGGCGCTGTATCCATACTGGCGATACCGGCACCACACGTGCCAGCATCCGCGCCCGCAGCATCTGGCGTGGGATGGCATGATCCTGCGCGCCGATGATCCGTTCTGGAACACCCATTACCCGCCCAACGGCTGGCGCTGCCACTGCACGGTGGACGTGGTTTCCCAGCGCATGCTGGACCGCAACGGGTGGCAGGTATCCAGCAGTCCCGTGATCGAGACACGGCCATGGCGCAATCCGCATACGGGCGAAATCCTGCACGTCCCGGTCGGCATCGACCCCGGCTTTGCCTACAACCCCGGCAAGGCGTGGCTGATGAACGAAGGTGCGCGGGTGGTGACCGAACCCACGCCGAAGCTGCGCCCCATGCTGCCACCCGCGCAGGATGCCGGACCGGCTCGTCCTGTCCCGTCCCGCCCTGTTGCGCCTGCCGTTGCACCATTGTCCGCACCCGTTGCACCCGAACCCGTGCCCGCTGTTCCGAAGCGCCAGAAGGCGCAGCAGGATGCCGTGGTGGAGCTGCTGCACAAGCCGGTCGGCAGCGTGGAGGCTGGAACGCTGCCCGATCATGTGCGCCTGGAACTGGGTGGCAAGGAAGACGGCGTGCTGCTGTCTGGTGAAACGGTAGAGAAGCAGCGCAGCCATCACCCGGACCTGACGGCGCAGGATTACCGCGCCCTGCCTGAAGTGCTGGCTAACCCGACCGTCGTGGCGCGGCAGGCCGACCGTCGCATCCTGCTGTTCCACTGGATGGGCAGGCTATATCGCGCGGCGATCAAGACCACGCTGGATGGAAGCGAAAATTACGTGATGTCGTTCCACCGCACGAACCCGGAAGCTGCGCGCAAGGCGCTGCTCAAGCTGCCTATCCTGCATGGGCGGATCGAGGATGTGGAAGAGAAATAACGGCGCGCAGCGTGGGGCCAGCCACAAACCCCACAAGCGGTACGGTCCCGAAAGACCGCCCTACGGCAGGCTGAATTACACCGTGTCCCTGCGCGCCGCGTCCTGAACATAGAGACTTCAGAGGAAGATTTCCACCATGGCGTTCATTTCCATTTCCGGGAACACCGATCCCATCCAGTCCGCGCTGGACGCCATCGCCGCCATCGGCACGCGCCCGCAAGCGGTGCTGGAAAGCATCGGGGGCGAACTGAGCGACAGGACCATGCGGCGCATGGATCAGGGTGTCGATCCGCGAGGCATCCGCTGGGAGACTTACGCACCACTGAACCCCCTCTATCAGGAGACCAAGGAAACCACGCATATCCTGATCGAGAGCGGTGCCCTTCGGGACAGCATCCATTCTGAAGTTGATGGCAACGCGATTCTGGTCGGCACACGCCTGACTTATGGTGCGATTCACCAGTTTGGTGGCGTGATCCGGCCGAAGAGCGCACCAGCCCTGACATTCGAGATGGGCGGAGAGATTTTCCACCGTGGCAGCGTCACGATCCCGGCACGGCCATACCTTGGTCTGGGCTTTGGCGACGAGGCCGTAATCATCGACCGGCTGGACGAATTCCTGTCCATCGCCATGCGCGGGCGCTAGGGCGCATCGGCCTTTTGGTTTTAAGAGACCCGTAAGAGGCTTTAAGAGGGGGTAGGAGCGCTTTTATGCTGCCCCTCATCCGATTGCGCGTCCATAATCGCCACACGCGCCTGTAGGGCGAAAAATCCGCATCACCTGATCTGGCCGCCTTAGGGGCGACTTGTCGTCCGTGAATGCCTGCTTCAATGCCTGCCATGCTTGCGGGCAATGAACACGACGCTCCATTACCACACCGCACTGCCCGGCCTGGACAACGGCAAGGTGCCCGACTGGGTCCACCTGCTGCCTGCCGGTGAGTTTTCCGGCGTTGACGGGCGCGGTCCGTACTGGGTGTCGGACGCACGGGCGCTGATTACCCATTCCATGCAGGCCGAGGGTGGCAAGCTGCCCATCGACGAAAATCACGCCACCGACCATGCCCTGGTATCGGGCGGCCCGGCTCCGGCCGTGGGGTGGATCGTGGAGCTTCAGGCCCGCGCGGATGGCATCTGGGGGCGCGTGGACTGGACGAAGTCCGGGCGCACCATGGTTGCCGATCATGCCTATCGGGGGATTTCCCCCGCGTTCGCGGCCCCTGATGGCGTCGTGACCCGGATTGCGCGCGCCTCCCTGACCAATGCGCCCAACCTGAAAATCAACACCCTCCATACCACGCAGAAGGAACCGGCCATGCTGCCGCTTGAAGATGTCCTGAAGGCGCTTGGCCTTCCGGCCACGACGACGAAGGAACAGGTAATCGCCCGGCTGAAGGAGATGAAGGGCTGCATGACCATGCATTCCCAGCTTGCTCCGCTGGCCGGACTGGATGCCGACGCAACGCCCGAAGCCCTGGTGACGGGGCTGCGGGCGAAGCTTACGGATGTCAGCACCCATTCGCAGCAGCAGATCGAGGCGCTGACCGGCCAGATCGCGGAACTGAAGAAGGCCGGTGCGCTGACGGCGTCCACCCATGCCGTTGAGCAGGCCGCGCGCACCAAGGTCATTTCGGACGAGACGAAAGCCGACCTGATCGCGCTGCACACCACCAACCCGCAGGCGGCGGAACGCATCATCAGCGGCCTTCAGGACGTGCCGTCCAGCGGGCTGAACCTGAACACGCGCAAGGTGCCCACCGCAGGCAGCGGTTCTGCTGAACTGGCGGCCATGGATGACGCCTTCGGCACCACGGAAGATGAAGTGAAGAAGTGGGAGGCGTCCAATGCTCGCCGCTGATCGCATCCTTGCCGAAAAGAAGGTTCCACCTGGACCGGAGTTCCCGCACAACGTGGCGGCGGGCTTCCGGCTGTACCGCAATTCCATCACAGCCGTCTGTGCGGATGGAACGGCAGTGCCTGCGGGAAGCACAGGCACGCCGTCCGCCCTGGTCGCCATCGTGGGCGTATCCAGCGCGCAGTATGACAATACCGGCAATTCCAGCGCGGTTCCCGACATTGATACGGGCGGTGCTGCCTGGATCAGGAAAGGCTGCTGGGCGCTGCCGTTCGACGTGGCTCCCACGTGGAGCAATGTCGGTGCACCTGTTTACGCGGTCGATGATGAGACCGTGACCCTGACCGAAAACGCCGGGACCGAAGCGGCCCCCGTCAACCGGCTTCAGGTCGGCACGCTGGCGGGCCTTGAGTCCGACGGCACCCCCTATGTCCTGATCCCGTAAGGCAGACCCATGGAAATCAATATCGGCAACATGAACGCGCTGACCGCGCGCGTGAATACCGCCTTCAACAAATTCCTGACCGTGGCTCCGCCGCTGTATCAGGAATTCTCCATCATCGTGCCGTCCTCGGCTGGCTCGAACATCTATCCCCGCATGGCGGAAATTCCCGGCCTGCGCGAGTGGGTTGGCGAGCGTGTGGTGCATGAACTGGAAGCCAACGGCTTCGAAATCCGCAACCGGACCTTCGAGGAAACCATTTCCGTCCGGCGCGAGGACCTGGAAGACGACCAGTTCCACGTGCTGACACCCGCGATCCAGCAGCTTGGTTACAATGCCTCCGTGCTGCCCGACGAACTGGTGTTCGACACCTTCCAGGCGGGAGCCACGAAAAAGGGATGGGATGGTCAGTATTACTTCGACAAGGAACACCAGACCTACGACGAGAGCGGAAAGGTCGTGGCCTATTCCAATCTCCAGACCCCGCAGGGCACCGAAACCGCAGGCGCGGCATGGTACGCCCTGGTGTGCGACCGCCCGCTGAAGCCGATGATCTACCAGACCCGCAGGCCGTTCGTGATTACCGCGAAAACCAGCCTTCAGGCCGGGGTGGTGTTCAGCAAGAGCCGTTTCATGTGGGGTGTGGACGGGCGTTGCAACGCGGGCCTTGGCCTGTGGCAGCTTGCCATGAAATCCACGCGCCCGCTGAACGTGGATACGTGGGCGGCAGTCAAGGCGGCATTCGCCAGCCTGCGCCGCAAGGATGGTGCGCCGTATGGACTGGTGCCCACGCACCTGCTGGTGCCGTCCAACCTGGAAACGCAGGGGAAATACCTGCTGAACGCGGATTTCGTGCCGACGCTGATTTCCGGCTCCACGGCGGCGGCATCCACATCCAACCCCTACAAGGGCGACGCGAAGCTGCTGGTCTGCCCGCGCCTGTCCCAGAGCATTGGAGGCTGATGAATGACCCGCAAGCCTGAAAAGCCGGATGCGGCTGACCTGCCGGGAGCCGATGCGGCGCGCGCACTGAAGAGCGAAGAAGACGCGCGCGCGGCCTTCGGCGCAGGGGTGTATATCCTGGGCGGTGACGCCGAACGCATGGTCCCGCCGGGCCATGTCATTGTGGTCTGCCGTGATCCCGGCCTGCGTCGTGGCGGGATCGTGCATCCTGCGGTGCATGTCTATCCGCGCGAGGAACTGACATGCGAGCAGCTTCGTGCGATGGCCAGTGAGCCTGCACTTGAAGTCATCGGGGTCGGCTGATGGCTTATGCCGCCCTTGCGGACATGCTGGCGAAGTATGGCAATGCCGAACTGATCGCAGCCACCACCGACCTGGACACGCCACTGGATACGATTGACCAGGGCAAGGTGCAGGCGGCGCTGGATCAGGCGTCAAGCCGGATGGATAGCTACCTGCGCCGCCGTTACGTGGTGCCGGTGGCCAGTCCGCCGCCGGTGCTGGTGCAGTATTGCTGTGCTGTGGCCCGCTACCTGCTGCATTCGGGCGGCAACAGCAATCCCAGCGACCAGATGCGTGCCGATTACAAGGACGCCATCGCGTGGCTGAAGGACATCAATAACGAACACGCCACGCTGGATGGCGCGATCCCGGCCAATACGACCGAGGAATTCGCCCGTATCCAGACGCGGCCAGCGGGCTTCCGGCCCGGAAGGTTGTACTGATGGAACTGCCTGAAAACCAGTATCCGCGCCTGCTGCTGCGCGGTGGTCCGGTGCGCGAGGCGTTTGACGCGCTGCGCAAGCGCCTGAAACTGGCATTCCCCACCACCATATTTGCGCACGTCGTTGTGCCGCCCAATGCCAAGAAGGCCACGTGGGAAAAGCTGCTGAAGACGAAACCCGCCGTCGCGCTGGGCTGGAGTAGCTGGCAGCCGCATGGCGACTGTGGAGCGTCATTCCGGGGCAACCTGGTATTCGCGGTATTCATCGCCATCCAGCACACGGACCCGGAACAGCTTTACCTGGGCACGGAACAGTTGCGCGGCATGGGCACCATGGGCGTGTCGGCTGCTGCCGCCGCCTTCCTGCATGGCTGGACGCTGCCGGGTGAACTGGGCACCGCCACGGTCCGCCAGTGCGCATTGCCGCCCACGGCGGACTGGCTGGCAGATGATACCGCCCTGGTATCGCTGGAAGTGGTCGTGCCCAACGTGTCGTTCGATGCCCCGGCGCTGGCGCAGCAGCTTGATGACTTCAGGGGGGCGCGTGAGACATGGCAGGACGCCGATGGCGACACGCTGGTCGCACCCCCCATCAGGACAGGAGAAACCGCGTGACCACGCTGGTGCATGTGACGCCCGGCCGGGTGGTGAAAATCCCGGCCGGAAACAGGACGCGGAAGCTGCCCGATACGGGCTTTAACGTGAACGAACGAGATCCGTTCTGGGCTGCGCTGCTGCGCAATGGCGACCTGACCGTGGGTGACGTGCCTGCGCAGGCCGCTGCCGCATCCGCCACCCCGGCTAAGGCGACCGCGACCACAACCCCGGCCACGACACAGGCCGCCAGCGGGAGTGCCGCAAAATGAGCGAAACGATTGCCTTCAGTGAAATCCCCGCAGGCTGGGCCGTTCCGGGCAGCTATGGGGAAGTCACGACCATCCCCAGCGGGAACGACGTGACCGACATGCCGCTGCGCCTGCTGGTGCTGGGGCAGAAGGGCAGCGGGTCCGGCACGCCGCTGGTGCGTTACCAGAATGTCTCGCCGTCACAGGTCGCGGCCCTGGCAGGTCCGGCATCCGCGCTGGCGGCGACTGTTGCCGCCGTGATTGCCGCCGCCCCGTATGTGGCAGTTGATGTGGTGATGGTAGCTGCGCCGACCGGCGGCACTCCCGGCACTGCGACCCTGACATTCACCGGCCCGGCCACGGCCAATGGCACGGCCGCGATTGAGGTCAATGGCGTGCGCGTCCCGTTCGTGGTGACCAGTGGCATGGCCGCGACCGACATGGCTGCCGCTGCCGCTGCCGCGTTCACCAGTGACGTGTCGGTACAGACCGGCGTGAACGCCACCGCCGACAAGGGCGTGCTGACGCTGACCAGCGCGGAAACCGGCACGTTCGTGAACGATATCGACGTGCGCATGAGCGCGCTGACGGCCGATCTTGTGCCGGGCATGAGCGTGGCTGTCACGGCGATGACCGGCGGCGCGGGCACGATGGACCTGTCACCTGCACTCGCACTGGTGTCCAACGTCTGGTTCACCGATATTGTGTCCTGCCTGAATGATGCGGCCAACCTGACCGCGCTGGCGACGGAAGCCGAACGCCGGTATGGCGCGATGGTCAAGAAGGATGCTCACGTCTATTACGGCTACCGGGGCACCTACGGGCAGGTTCTGGCGCTGGCGGAGACGCTGAACAGCCGGTTCATGACCTGCATCCCGGCGCAGAACCCGCGCTGGGCACCGTGGATCGTGGCGGGCGTGGCCGGTGCCATTGCGGCGCAGGCGCTGAACAACGACCCGTCGCGGCAGTTGCGCACGCTGGAACTGACCGGCCTGACCGGGCTTGGCCCGGATGATGCCGACCTGTTCACGGACGCGATGCGCAACGTGCTGCTGCAATCGGGCATGTCCAGCTTCACCGTTGACCAGGACGGCACCGTGCGCATCGAGCGCATGGTGACGAACAACCAGACTGATGCCGAAGGTGACACGGAAAAGGCGTGGCGCGACATCATGGTGCCCAAGACCGTCTCGCGCGTGCGGTATGAGTGGAACACCTACATTGATGCGACCTATCCCCGCGCCAAGCTGGCGGACGACACATCATCCATGGTGGGCATCGCCGCCTATGTCGTGACCCCCACGGCACTGAAGGGCAGTTGGGCCGCGCAGTCGGAGCTGTATGAGACAGTCGAGGGCTGGTTGCAGGACACCGACACGCTGGCGCAGCAGGCGGTGTTCACCATCGACCCCTCGGACCGCAACCGCTGTGACGCAGCCCTGCCCATCCGTGTGATGGGATCGCTGATCGTCATGGCCAATTCCATCCAGCTACAGGCGTAGGGACATGGCAGGACAGACAGTTGGCGTATTCAGGGCCTGGTGGAATGGCCAGCAGATTGAAATAAAGCCGGGCGCAACCGTGCGCCTGCCCGGCACGCAGAACAAGACCGAGATCGCGGGCGGCACGGGCTTCCGTTACCAGCAGTATCAGGTGGGGCAGTTCAAATGCACGCCTGTCCTGGTCAAGGGCTACAGCCTTGCGGCTTTCCAGCCGGGTGACGAGGGTGAGTTGCAGGTAATGGCCGACACCGGCCAGCAGTGGGTTTTCCCTGATGCCTACATTCTCGATGCGCCCGATCTGGCCGATAGCGGCGGCAACATGCCGCTAACCTTCAACATGAACACCTACAAGGAACTGCTCTCATGAATGCTCCCGTCGTGAACGGTGCCGCTACCCCTGCAACCGCTCCGGCCGCCAGTGCGGCGGTTGCGCGCCCCGACCGGCCGAAGCTGCCCGAAGGCGCGGAATATCAGGCTGACGGGTCGGTCAAGGTGACGTTGCAGTATCCGGTGGAACAGAAATCCGTCGTCAACGGCACGCCGCAGACCGATCTGGTGGGCACCATCGTGCTGAACCGGCTGAAGGGGCGCGGCATCACCGAGATGCTGAATGCCGAGGGCGAAGGCAACCGCATCCGCGCCATGCTGGAAGCATCTGCGGGCATGACCGGCCCGAAGGCCGATGCCCTGCTGGGTGAAATGGATGGTGAGGATTTCCTTATCCTGTCGCAGGTCGCCAGCACTTTTTTGAAGCGTGGGGCGAAGACTGGCCAGTAATTCTGGCCGCACTCGCCCACGAGACCAGCTTTTCCGAAGCCGAACTGCTGGACATGCCGCTGCACCGCATCCGGTTCTGGTCTGCGGCCCTCGGGCAACTGGCCGAACGGCGGCGCGCGGCAATGGAACAGCAAATGACCTGATGGACACAGAGGGAGGCCCCGTTGTCCGGTAACAACATGACGGCGGCCTTCCGTCTGGATTTTACGGTCGGTTCAGAGCCGCTTCAGGCACTGCGCACGATCCTGTCGGAAGTTAACGGATCGCTGAAGGAACTGGCCCGCGCGGTCGATCCCTTTGCGGAAATGCAGCAGCCCATCGCCCGCGCGACATCAGGCGTGGCCGGGCTGAACGAAGTCCTGTCCGAGACCGGAGCGGTCGGTGCGGAAGCGGCGGAAGCTGTGGGTGCCGTTGGCGAGACGGCTGCCGGGATTGAGGCCGCGACCGCTGCCGTGACCGGGCTGGATGACGCGCTGGGTGCTGCCAGGGGCGCAGCGGCCGGGGCGGCCAGCGGCCTGAACCGCATCGGCACCGAAGCCGAGGCGGCCGCCGACCGCAGCGTATCCGCGCTGGGTCGCATCCGGTCGGCCGCATCGGCGCTGGGCAGTGGTGGCATGGGATACGCGCGCAGTGTAGGCGGCGCGGTGCGCGGGTTCGGACAGTCCATTCAGGAAGGGATGGGCGGCGCGTTTGGTGCGGCGGCTACTGGGTTCGGGCTGGTCATTCCCGTCAAGGCTGCTGCCGAATACGACAACACGGCCACCCATATCGGCATCACGCTGGGCAAGAATGGGGCTGAGAACGATGAATTCACGGCGCAGTTCAAGCGCCAGATAGACCGGACGGCGCGCCAGACGGGCCAGCGCAGTGCCGACCTGATGGAATCGGCCAGCTTCTTTTCCATGGAGGGGTATTCGCTTGACCGGATAAAGTCGTTCCTGCCGACCGTCGCTCATATTTCAACCGCCTATAACGCCCATCCTGATGCCGTGGCCAGGACCGCGTTCCAGCTTCAGGAGAACATGGGAATTGGCGAGAAGGAAATGCCTCAGGCTCTGGCCGAAATCGCGCGTGTCGGCAAGGAAGCGGCCCTGCCGCTGGAGCAGTTGGCCCCGCTGTTTCCCCAGGTAGCGGCACAGGCTGGCCGCTTGGGCGTGCATGGTATCAGCGGCGTGGCCGATCTGGCTGGCTTCATGGCCGTCATCCGCAAGAGTGCCGGTTCCGAGGGGCAGGCGCTTGCGGATTTCCGTGCCTTCATGCAAACCATGACAACCAAGCATGGCAGGCACCGCTACGAGAAGGAATTCGGGGTCGATCCGCTCAGCCTGATGCAGCAGGCCCGCCATCAGGGCAAGGATCCGCTGCTGGCCGTGCTGGGCAACATCACTTCCATCAAGGATCAGGACCGGCGCGAGCGTGTGGTAGCTGACCTGTTCGCCAACGAGATGGATCAGGGCTTTGTGGGGGCAGTTACCGGCCATTACCAGCAGTTCGCTGAAATCCGCGAGCGCGTGGGCAAGACATCGCCCAAGATGATAGATGACGATTTCAAGACGGGTTCCCAGTCTACCCTGATTGTCCTGAACGCGTTCGAGGATGCCCTGACGCAGCTGGAGCGGCGGATCGGTGACGGGTTTGTCCCTATCCTGAAGGTTGCCACATCCGTATTGCACGGCCTGACCGAAGGCTTTGACTGGCTTGATGAGCATGTTCCGGGTGCCACCACCGTCATCATCGGCGCGACGGGCGGCCTACTGGCGCTGGCCACGGCCGCAGGTGCCGTGGGTGCTGTGGCCGGGCCGCTGCGGGCCGGGTTTGTCCTGTTCCGCACGGTGCTGGCCCCCGTCGGGGCGCTGCTGGGCGGTGTCAGTCTGGCAACGCTGGGCGTGGTCGCGGGACTGGCGGCGCTGACGGTCGGTGTTGTGGCGGCGGCGCTGTATGTGTCGCGCAGCCTGACCCGGATTTCCCATGCCTTCGATGCGGGTGGCAGCGGGATCACCGGGTCACTGAAAGGCGCCTGGAACGTGGCGAAGATGGTGTTCAACGATTTCACCGCGTGGCTGGATGGCTGGGGCGGCGGGATCGGCACGAAGCTGCACAACATTGTCACGGGGCTGGCGAAGATATTCAGCGTCCCGCTTGTCGCCATGTTCCAGTACATCAAGGCGCAGTTCGCGGCCCTGGACCAGTCGTTCAGCAATTCGTGGGTGGGGCGTCATATTGAATCGCTGATGGGCCGTGGCGTGCAGCCCGCGCCCGCGATCCCGGCGGCAGCGCCCGCGCATGCTGCCGCATCCGGCGGCCAGTTCGGGCTGCATGTCTCGCATGACCCCGGACTGAAGCTGCGCCAGACGGCGGGCCAGCGCGGAGCCATGCGCATCACCCCTGATCGCGGGCGGATGGTGGCGCAGCCGTGAGCATCGGAGCGGGTATCCTTGGCAGCCAGCTTGGGCTGGCGGGCGGCCTTGCGGCATCGCCGCTGTCGTCCATCCTGTCGGTGGCGAGCTGGCGCGGCGTCAATTTCTACATGCCCAATTCCCGCGAGGCTGCGGGGCGTCGGGTCATGCAGCTATATTTCCCCGGCCGCGATGATTTCCGCCTGCCCGATTTCGGGCAGTTCGATGGCCCGATACAGGTGCGTGGCATTCTGGTGGGCGACGATTACGTCCTGCGCGCCGAGCGGATGCGCAAGGCGCTGCTGGCCAAAGGACCGGCCACGCTGGTGCATCCATGGTGGGGGGCGCTGCGGTGCTACCTGTTGCAGGCCGGGCAGATCGAGTTTTCGGATAACGAAATCCGTCTGGCCCGGTTCGAGGCCACGTTTGTCCGCAAGCCCGTCACGTCAGTCTCCACCGGCCTGTTCAGTGGCATTACCGACACCCTGACCAATGTGCTGGAACAGGCAGATGCGCTGGTGGACCAGGGCGTGCTGGCGCTGCGTGGCCTGCTGTCGCCCGTCGTCATTCCGCTGGCGCTGGCCAGTGCGGTCAGCAGCACGGTCACGGTGGCGGCCAACGTGTGGAATGCGGCCTGCACCACGGCCCCTGAACCGGTCCAGTCTGCAACGCAGGCATCGCTGGCGGCGTTGCAGACCGGCATCGTGGCCCCGGCCAGCAACGCGGACACCGCCTATGCCGACGGGGTGACGGGCCTGCTGGTCAATGTGCCCGCTGCTGTTGCGGGCGCGGTATCGACCGGCCAGACGGTGGCCATTGCCCCGGCAACGCAGGTGGCGGACGGCAGCCAGACCAGCGTGGACCCAGCGCAGGCGACGACGCTGCTGCTGGATGGTGCTACGCAGATCGGCACGCAGGCGCAGGCCCTGTCCGTAAAATCGCTGGCTCCGGCCGATGTGCTGGTGATCGGGCTGGTGGCGCGTGCCGGGACCGTGGCGCAGGCCATGGCGACGCAGTCAGCCGTCACCTACGCCAGCCAGTCGGACGCCATCGCGTGGCGCGATGCCATGACGGCGGCGCTGGACGATCTGGCCAGCGACCTGACCAATGTGATTCTGGCAGGTGCCGAAGTGCCGCTGGCCGCCATGTCAGGCGCGATCCGCGATGCCCGCGCGGCCGTGGTGGCGGATATTTCATCGCGGCTGGGGCGTCTGCCTAAAGTCGTGTCCGTGCCGGTGCCGCGCCAGATGAGCGCGTGGCTGATCGCCTATGCCGTGGCGGGCGATACACCATCAAACGTGGCATCCGTGTGGGATGATCTGGTCAGCCGCAATGGCCTAACTCATCCGGCGCTGGCAGGCCCCGGCAGCGTGGACGTGCTGGAGGCATCGTCGTGAGCGGCACCACCAGCACCACGGTCACTGCGCGCGGCATGACCGTGATCGTGAACGGACGCACGCTGAAAACCTACACCATGGCGGAATGCGGGCGCGATCTGGCCGACATCTGCGGCGCGTTCCATGTCGAATATCTGGATGAAGTCCGCACGGCGCAGGCGCTGGGTGGCGACCTGCCGGAATGGGCCACGATCCGCGAGAACGACCCCGTGGAAATCCGTATCCACGGCGTCACCCGCCTGCTGGGGCATGTGGACGATATCCAGCTTGAACTGGCGGACGGCGCAATCCGCGCCACCATTTCCGGTCGGGACAGGACTGGCGATCTGGTGGACTGTTCCGCCAACCCGACGGGACCGGGAGAATATCGTGCCGTTCATCTTGTGGATGTCATCGGAAACCTTACCGGCCCGTTCGGGCTGGCGGTGTCGGCCGACGTGGATACGGGTGATCCATTTACCCTGGTCGCGGTCGATCCGGCCGAACCCGCCATGTCCAGCATTGAAAAATTGTCGCGCCAGCGCGGGGTTCTGGTCACGTCCGATGGCGTGGGCGGGATTGTCCTGACGCAGGCGGGCAGCACGCGTGCGCCGGGAAAACTGGAATTGCCGGGCAACGTGTACCGCATGGAATCACGGGTATCGGCACGCGGCCGGTATTCCGATGTGTGGGTCAAGGGACAGTTCAAAAGTCTATTACGGCCCTCTAATACTACCCTGAGCATGGATGCGGAGCCGCTTTCGGAAACACCGGAAGATGCCCCCAGCGCACCCAGCGCCACCGACACGGAAGCTGCTGCCATCGTGCGATATGGGCACAGCGTTGACCCTGGCGTCGGGCGCTACAGGCCCCGTGTCTGGCTGTCCGCAACCCAGAGCGGTGGGTCAGTTTCCACGCAGGGCACCACGAACCCGCCGCTGGACAGTGCGGCCAGCGGCCTGACGGCAGACCCCGGACCGGCACCGGCCGCCTACCACGCGGGCAACCGGCGGCCAAAGCGCCAGCGCACGAAGCCGCGCACGGATGGCAGCCCGTGGACATTGCAGGACCAGGCCGACTGGCGCAGGCGTTCGACAAAGGCGCAGGCCACGGCGCGGGTCTATACCGTGCTGGGATACCGGGGCGAGACAGGCGACATGTGGCTGCCCAACGCTCTGGTCTATGTGAATGACCTGTATGCGGGCGTTGACCGCGACATGCTGATCGGGGCCGTGACCTATGTGGATGCGCCGGATGGTGAGGTCACGCGCATATCCGTGGTGGAACGCGATGCCTACGACCTGACGGGCGACATGGACCATGGCCATAACGGCGCGCGGCGTGCAGGTCATATCGTGGCCCGTGACGGGACGGCGCGCTGATGGCGATGGACCGGCTGTTCATGGCGGTGCGCGCCCTGTTTGTCCGTGCCGTAGTGCGCTCCATTGACGACACCGGGGCCGAACAGATGCTGACGGTCCAGCCGCATTACGGGCGGCTACGGTCTGGCGTTCCGGTCCATCAGCCATTCGGGTTCGCATCCCATGCGCCACTGGACGGTGCAGTTGCCCCGGTTGTGGCCGTGGGCGGTGATCATGCTGACCTGATGGCGCTGCCGCCCGCCAATCCATCGAAAGCGCGGTTTGGCAGGCTGGGGGAGGGCGATAGCGTGCTGTACGACGCCTGTGGCCAGCGCATCTATATCCAGAACGGGAAGATCGTCCGCCTTGACTGCACATCGGAACTGCTGGTGACAATAGGCGGCAGTCCGATCCTTGACCTGACAGCGAAACAGGCCACGCTGAATGTGCCGCTGGCGGTCAGGGGCGGAATCACCGCCACGGGCGATATTGCCGCCCAGGGCGATGTAAAGGCGGCCGGCATCAGCCTGACCAATCACACCCATCCGGTGACCAATGCGCCGGGCACGACCGGCAAGTCAGAATGACGGACGACAAGGCGACCGTGAAATGATGCGCCGCGCGCGCGGATACTGCGCGCATGACGGCATCCACCCCCTTTCTTCAGATGGCCCTGGCCTGGTCGCCCCGCGTCATGGCGTGCGATCTGGTGATCCAGCCCACCGGCAACGGGCGCGGCCGCATTGCCATTGACGCGACGGCGGCCACGGCACTGCTGATCGCGCTGGGCACCGACCGCCGCGCGGAACCAGACGACACGTTGCCCGGCGATGTAGCGGGGCTGCCCGCGCAGTCGGCCGGGCTGCTGGCCATGCGTGGCTGGGTGGGCGATATCTGCCTGCCTGAAGGCCAGCGGCTGGGCACGCGGGCGTGGCTGGAAGCACGCGGCAAGACCACGGAAGAAACCCGCGCCCGGCTGGCCGGATACACGGCGGAAAGCGTGGAGCCGATTGCCGATTACCATGGCGTGGATATTCAGACCGGGGCCGCGTGGCTGACGGATGACACCATCCAGATCACGGCGCAGGAAAGCGCCACGTCGGTTGCCACCGTGGTGGGAAGCTGATGCCCGCCGCCATCCCGACACCGGCACAGCTGGCCCAGCGCTTCGCGTCCGGCCTGGCCACGATCAGCTTTACCGCCAGCGACGGATCGCAGGTGGTGCTGGACGCCAATGCGCCGGGCAGCCTGGAACAGGTCCTGTCCATCGTGGCGGGGCTGTCAGGTGCTGAACAGTATCGCTACATGCGCGACTGGTTGCTGGAACTGATGGTCACCACGGCCACGGTGGACGGGCTGCTGCCCGACCACGGAACGGAATGGGGCGTGCCGCGCAATCCGGCCACGGCCGCCATCGGCAACGTGGCGGTGACCTGCTCGCAGGCCGAGGTCATTCCCATTGGCACGCTGCTGACGGTGGACGGGTCCATCCAGTGGGCGACCACGGCCGAGGGCAATATCGCCGCCGGTGCCACCGGGTCCATTCCCGTGCAGGCGACGGCCACAGGCACCACGGGCAACGTAGGCGGTGGCGTCACGCTGACGCTGGTATCGCCCATCGCGGGTGTGGCATCCGTTGTGACCGACAGCGACGGGCTGGCCGGTGGCGCTGCCATTGAGGGGCAGGAAAGCTGGCGCGCGCGCATCATCGCCAAAATCCGCAACCCGCCCGCAGGCGGCAGTGTGACCGATTACGAAGGATGGGCCGAAGATGCCGGGGCGGCTTACGTCAACGTCGTGCGCGACTGGGTTGGACTGGGCACGGTAGGAATCATCGTGGCCATGGCCGGTCCCACCGTGCCGACATCGGCCGAGGTCGCGGCCATCCAGTCCTACATTGACGACCCGACCCGCAGGCCGGTGCGTGCGAATGCCTATGTGGTGGCGGCACAGCTTGCGCCACAGAACCTCACCCTTTCGATCACGCCGGATACCCAGCAGAACCGCGATCAGGTGCAGACCGCGATTGCTGCCTATTACGCAACCACGGACATTGCGACGAAGCTGTTGGTGGCGCGGATTGACGCGGCCGTCGCGTCGGTCACCTCGGTCATCGGTTACATCCTGTCAGCCCCCACGGCAGACGTGCAGTTGGCCAGCAACCAGATCGCCACGCTGGGCACCGTCACATGGCAGGCATCGTCATGAGCCGCACGCCTGCCGAAATACGCGATGAACTGCTGACGCAGCTGATGCCGTCCGGCTGGGCATGGCCGAAAAGCATGCAGAGCAATCTGGCGGCCCTGCTGACCCCGTTCGCCATTACGGCCGCGCAGTTCGAGGCGGATATTGATGCCCTGCGCAATGAGATCAGCCCGGCGAAATCGACCCTGCTGCTGGCGGACTATGCACAGGTGCTGGGGCCTGACCCATGCGGGCGCGACCTGCTGGACCTGACCACGGCCGAGATGCAGGCGTTGCTGAATTCGCGCTGGGTGGGTGGCGGCGGCCAGTCCGAACAGTTTTTCATCGGCCTTGCCCAGGCGGCCGGTGTGACAATCACCATCGACTACCCCGAACCCGCGATCTGCGGTGAGGCGGTCTGCGGTGTGGATGTGTGCAGTCAGGAAACCGACCGCCTGATCTGGATTGTCACCCTGCCCAATAAAAACACCGGGCTTGAATGCCCCATCCAGCGGTTCTGTCCGCCTGATACGGCGCTCGCCTTCAATTACACGGATGCTGCCTGATGGATTATACGAGCGCCCGCGGATACGTCACTGATACGCTGGGCCGCAGGCAGTATCGGGACCGTGACCTGCTGAATGGGATCAAGGGCACGTCGCTGGTGGCCGTGGATCGCAATGCGATCCAGAACTCGCTGCTATATCTGATCCAGGCGGTTCAGATCGTTCCCAATCCGAATGACGATAGTCAGGTCTGGGCTGCGGTAGAGGCGCTGATCCGGGCTGCACTGGTCGGGACTGGCGGATCACTGGATTTTGCCCCGGTCAGCGGGCAGTGGGCGATGGGCACGACGGCGTATCAGGTGCTGGGCCTGACCTACCTGATTAGCGCTGAACGGCCACAGTATTTCTATCAGGACAGCAGGGGCACCCAGTACGCTGGCGGCACGCTGGCGCTGGAAAGTGATGTGACCAGTGAAGCATCTGCACGCGAAAGTGCCGATGCGGGCCTGCAAGGCAACATTAACGCCGAGGCGGCAGCACGCGCCAGTGCTGATGCCAAACTCGTATCTGGCGTGTGGGCAATGGGCACGACCGCGTATCAGATCACGGGTCTGACCTACCTGATTAGCGCAGGGCGACCGCAGTATTACTATGAAGATGGCAGCGGCAACCAGTACGCTGGCGGCACGCTGGCGCTGGAAAGTGATGTGACCAGTGAAGCATCTGCACGCGAAAGTGCCGATGCGGGCCTGCAAGGCAACATTAACGCCGAGGCAGCGGCACGCGCCAGTGCTGATGCCAAACTCGTATCTGGCGTGTGGGCAATGGGCACGACCGCGTATCAGATCACGGGTCTGACCTACCTGATTAGCGCAGGGCGACCGCAGTATTACTATGAAGATGGCAGCGGCAACCAGTACGCTGGCGGCACGCTGGCGCTGGAAAGTGATGTGACCAGTGAAGCATCTGCACGCGAAAGTGCCGATGCGGGCCTGCAAGGCAACATTAACGCCGAGGCAGCGGCACGCGCCAGTGCTGATGCCAAACTCGTATCTGGCGTGTGGGCAATGGGCACGACCGCGTATCAGATCACGGGCCTGACGCACCTGATCGCGGACGGGAGGCCGCAGTATTTCTACGAGGACAGCAGCGGCGGACAGCATACTGGTGGGGAACTGATGCTGCGGTCCGATGTGACCGTGACCAAATTTTCCAACGGTTCGACCCGCTACACGAATTCATCTGCCGGGACGTATGTCGAACACTGGTTCAACGTGGCGGCGCAGGATCAGCAGGAAATTGGATTTCCCACCGCGCTGTCACGCGTTGATAGCCTGCAACTTACAATTGATATGGGATACTCCAACACCTCGCCCAAATCCGTCGCGGCCAACTACGTGGAGGGCACGCTGACAGGCACCGGATTTAAGGCCAGCCTGAAAACCCCAGCCGAAAGCGACCAGGCAGCCGGTGGGATGCTGAATATCTATGTCGCTGGCTGGCTATAACCCCGACACCCCTGACAGGAGAACGGCTACGTGACTACGGACAGCAACACCCCGCAGAACTACATCCTATACCGAACCCGCGCTCTGGGCTGGCAGGCCGTCGGCTACGTTATCGTCGCCATGCAACTTACGGCGGAGCAGGCAACCGGTGCGCCCGCAGGCTTTGCCTATACGCTGGATACGGCAGGCGCATACCCGGATGGCAGCCTCTATCGCGTGCCGGCCACGGCCTATGCGCTGTCTGGTGCCGCCACAGCCACGGCGGGGACGGCGCTGACGCTGGACCTGACGCCCGACAATTACGGGCCGAAAACCGAAACTCTGGTCACGCTGTCCGATGGCGGGGCAGGGGGCACGTTCTCATCCGGCACGGTCACATTTGGCGCGGGTATCAAAACACCGCAAGCCGTGACCTACACGCCAAAAGCGGCCGGAACGGTCACGATCAGCGCGACGAACAATGGCGGCCTGACAGACCCGGCCAGCCTTGAGATCGTGGTCAATGCGGCCGCAGCAGCAGCCGCGACGTGAGTGGATTTGTAATCAAACAGGGCAACACGTTTCGTCTCGCTGCCCTGATCCGCACATATGATGGTGCGGCACTGGATCTGACCGGCTGCACATTCACCAGTCAGTTGCGTGATGTGCTCGGGAATGTGCTGGCGATTCTGACCGTGCAGAGCATTCCCGGCCGGATGGGAATCGTCCAGATCACCACGCAGGCTGATACGTCCGTGTGGGCAGCAGGCCGCTATCGGTGCGACCTGCGCACCGTCTGGCCTGATGGCACCGTCCAGTCGAGCCAGACGTTTCCCGTTACCGTAATTGCAGGTGTGACCCTGCCCGCCGCAGGAAATGCCGTATGATAAGCGTGATGCCCCTGACCAACCAACCACAGGTGGTCGAAATTGCCCCCGGCAATGCCGCGACCGCGCCGCTGTCCATCAAGTCTGTGGCGTTTGATGGCGTGGGCAACCTGATCGTTACCCTGTCTGATGACACTGTGCTGGACCCGGTGCCGTGTGCCCAGCAGATCGCGGCAGCGTTTGGTGGGGTCGCCCTGGTCGTGGTGGATGAAAATGGAAATCTGCTGGCCAATGGGAAGCAGATCGGTAAGGTTGCGGCGTCGTGA